ACTGGCATGTTTCATGATGTAACGCATGCCGGTGATGTATTGCCCCTCATGCTGACTGGCGCGGCTGTACGGGGGATTACCAAAGGCAGCACCTTTAAGCTCCGCAAGACGTTCAGACCAGTCATGCGCCAGCGCGTTGTCTTCCGCAGTGTAATAAGCGGCACATTTGGCGTTATCACCATCAGTGAACAGATCCAGAACAAACGGGCCAAACAGGGTGTTAATTCCCCAGAAAATGTTGTCCGGCGTGCGCCACTGATCGCCCACTTCCTTCAGTTCATGGGCTGGTTTGTTTCGCAGCTCCACCAGCGCCTGGCAATATTTATTACTCATTAAGCCCCCACGTAATTCCCTGACAGATACCACTCTTCACCCGATGCAGCGCGCTTGCTGCTTTTCCGTAAGCACCGCTCACGATGCGCCAGAAAATTGTTTCGTTCTGGCTGGGAGTGGCTTTCACGGAATGCCTCCATCCACACCGTTGCAGCTCGACGGAATAAGCCCCTGGACTCCAGTTCTTCAGCCTGGCGGGTCAGGCACAAAATCACCCGGGGGTCGTTAGTGCCGACATAGAAATTGCGCACAGGTCTGGTTTCACGAACTGGTTGTGGTTCCGGCTCCTGCGCTCTCTCAGTCAGGCGCGGGAAATGTCTGCGTGTATCCCCTTCACAACGGTGAGCCACACGCCCACTCTGACGTAACTTGCTTGCTGACTGCAGAACGCGCTGCCGTGAGTAACCAGCAAAAGCATCTGCAATGTCTCCGGAAGTACACCCCGGATGGGCTTCAATGAATTTCTGAACGTCATTCAAAAGACTCATGATCACCCCCTGAATCCTGCCGGGATCTGGCTGTAGTCCACGTTGTCGTAACTGGCTTTGAAGTACGGGTCTTCGCGTTTTTCGGTGTACGTGCTGACGGACGGTGATAAGCGCAGGGAAAGCTCATCCCATTTTTCCCGCAACTTCGACGGGCTGAGCACGTTACGGCACCAGAACGGATCGCGGCTGACGCGGCTGTACATCTCGCAGATTTGTTTGTGAGTACGACCATCCTGCACACACATCAGGCGAATTTCGTTTGCCCAGGCTGTCCAGTTCGGTTCTTTGGGACGAACCACCTCGCCGTCACATTCGGCGGCTTGCTCGTACAGGGCGATGATTTTTTTCCAGAGCCACTGTGCGCAGGTCAAATCATCCTGCGTTCCCCACTGGCGCTTTTTAGGGCTGAATACAACCGCATCAGGATGGCGAGTTAAAAAATCCTGTTCATCCGTCTGCGTGTCCGGTTGCGAAGCGTCCGGACGAGAAGGTTTTTTATCTGACGGATCATGTTTTGATTTTACTGACGGATCCCCGCCAGATTCTGACGGGTGAAAACCCGCTTTTTTGCCAGATTTCGACGCATCAAATTTTGACGGGTCAGATTTTGATGCGTCAGATTTTGACGGGTCAGAATCTGACAGTTGAGAAAATGCCGCTGCCTGAAGCTTCGCAACGTTAAGCTGATAAACATTCGACGCATTGCGGTTACCCTGGCGACGCGCCTTACGTGTTAACCAGCCTTCTGCTTCCAGCCGTGCGATAGCCGTCCTGACGGTACTCATCCCCGCGCCAATCTGACGGGCAATAGTTTCAATTGATGGCCAGCACACACCTTCGTCATTACTGAAATCAGCCAGGCGGGCCATAATTGCCACGCTGGATAATTTCATGCCTGATGCAGCGCAACCATCCCATACATAGCCGGTTAATTTAGTGCTCATGACCGACCTCTATTTCCCTGAATTTACGACGAAACTGTTCGAGCGGGCTGAAGCACTCATGCTCATAGCCTTCGCGGAGGTAGATAACTCGTTGTGTTTCCGGCTCCCAACGAATGACTCTGACGGGCACTCCGTAGTGATCTTTGAACCAGCGGTTAACTTGTCGCAAAGGACTGTCTCCTTCTGCCGGTTGAAATCACCCACAGCCCACTCAGCAAAGCTGTGGGTTACAATTTCCCTGTCACCTGGTACATTAACTGCATAGCAATACTCCACCTTCGCTTTTCCACCCGGTACAGGAAGCGCAATCAGTTGCGAGCGACGGTAGTGTGTTGTTAAACTGTTCATGCGTTAGTTTCTCCACAGTCACGACACGCCACGGCGCCCGGAGCTGCACACTCGCGGGCGTCATTACTTTCTGAAATGCAAAAGATTTTGTAGACCAGTGCTGCATGCTCCTGCAGCTTCGAAATTGAGAGATACAGCTCGTCGTTAATTGCTGTCTTCTCATGCGGTTCCACCACACCGTCTTCGATTGCCGAACGAATCTGTCTGGAATAACTGCCAATCTGTTCAATGACTTCCAGCAGGCGCTGGTTAATATCGGCGTTGTCCACATCCTCGACGTCAGGAAGAGACACAAAGACGCCATTTGCAGACTGCGCCACAGCGTCAGCAATGAAGTGAGTTCCACCAGCACGTTGCAAAATCATTGCCCATCCCAGCGGGAAAATCTGATCGCCATCGGCACGAAGACGGTTAAATAATGCGTTTTCTGTTACATCCAGCCAGTCAGCTGCTTCAGCGTAACCACCCGGCAACGCTGCGATAGTTTTTCTGACAGCTTTCACGTACCACTCAGGCTGTTTTTCTACTTTCCAGTGATGCTTACCCACGGTTAGCCTCATCGTTCTGTGGTTTCTGTTAATCGATTTATCCATTAGATTTTTCATAAAGCTCAGGTTTAAATGGCAACCGTCCGCAAGTTCTATATGCAGCTTCTGCTGCACGTCCTTTTGGAATTAACTGGCCCGGACGGTTTCGCCACTGATAAACGGCTTCAGTTGTTATGCCGAAAAAAGCAGCAACTTTCTCAATACTGCCGAAGTAGCTTTCGATATCGTCAGTTGTCATACGCCCTCCAAACTAAGTTTTATTAGATGCTAATTACAAATCTATCTTTGGTCAATAAAAACTAAGATTACTTAGCAATTCAAGAAATGGTGCTCCTATGGAAACGGTTGGTCAGCGTATAAAAGCTCTGAGAAGAGTTACCGGAACGTCCCAGAAAGAATTGGGTAAATTTTGTGGAGTAAGCGACGTTGCTGTGGGGTACTGGGAGAAAGACATCAATACCCCTGGTGGGGAGGCACTTTCGAAATTAGCGAAGTTCTTCAATACGTCAATAGATTACATTCTTTATGGTGCTGAGTTTGAAGGCAAACTCGTCACAAACATGCGCAGAGTTCCTGTAATATCGTGGGTTCAGGCTGGGCAGTTTACTGAGTGCAGGGCAGCAGAAGTGTTTAGTGAAGTGGACAAGTGGGTAGATACATCATTAAAGATTGGTGATAACTCATTTGCATTAGAGGTTAAAGGTGACTCCATGACTAACCCTAATGGCCTCCCAACAATACCAGAAGGCGCAACAGTGATTGTAGATCCAGATGCAGAACCTCGTCATGGAAAAATAGTCATCGCTCGACTTGATGGAACAAACGAAGCTACAGTAAAAAAATTAGTCATCGATGGCCCTCAAAAGTTTTTAGTGCCATTAAATCCTCGGTATCCCAACATCCCTATCAATGGTAATTGCCTTATCATTGGTGTAGTCAAAGGAGTTCAATACGAACTCTAAGACCTCTCTTCTCTAACTAAGGCACCGAACTAAGAAAAGTTTGGTGTTTTCTCTTGCCATAATAACTAAGTTAAGTTAGATTTTATATCAAAGATAACGAACAGGCAGGACGCCCACGAAGTAGCCGCCTGGGGCATATGAAGTCCAGGATGATTCGTTGAGTCATGTTGTGCCACTAGGCACTCATGTTAAAGCAGGTGTATGAAATGAAAGTCCAGATTTTAAACAATAACTGTGAAGTCGTTTGGGCGTAAAACATGACCGCGCGTAGACCAAGGGAGGAAAAAGTGGGAATAGTTAGAAATCAAGCAGATATATTGAAAATCAGCTCTGAATTGCTTGGAGTTTTGAAAAGTGAGCTCACCGCACATGGCATCGAGCCCACTGACGAAAATTTAAGTTGGGTTTTGTCGATTATTCAACAATCACTCAAGCCCAGCCTCAGCAAACTTTTTATCGAGTAGTGCTTCGAACTTATCGTAAAGCTTGCTTATGTCGTCTATCGGGTTTTCTGACGTACTGTAATTTTTATCTGATGTCATGGCAGCAGTCTGATATGCAGTGTGAGTCTTAACCGATAGTTGGAATAAATAAAGAATTTTTTCTTCTTTGGTCATAACTATTTCCTTCTTGGCTATATGAAAACACCAAGATACCACCGAGCCTGAAGTGGTGAAAAGACAGGCACATAACAGCTAAGTATTTTCAACCAGAGAGAATCCTTAGCGTTGTGGTGAATGCGGCTCAGCGCACGCGGGTTAAGGTTGAGGCTGACAGTCGACCTTCTGTGGATACCCACCCGCCTGGTGTGCAACTTTCGCCAGGCACCGGGAGGCACCCGGCACCACAACTTTATGCTGTGTGTAGTCCTCGCGGTACCAGTTTGTACACTTGCTTCCGGCTGGTACCGCTCTTTTTACAAAACAGAGAAGAACATCACCGGACGACGGGCTCATAACCCAATCCATCCGGGCGGCTGCCACCGCAGGTGTTCTTCTCTGTTTTGTGGAGAAACCAACCGACCTTGCAGGGTCGATATGATTAGGAGCAGAAAAATGGCTAGCGAACGCAGTACTGATGTGCAGGCATTTATTGGGGAGCTGGACGGCGGCGTATTTGAAACCAAAATCGGCGCAGTTCTCAGTGAAGTCGCTTCCGGTGTGATGAACACGAAAACCAAAGGTAAGGTCTCACTCAACCTGGAAATCGAACCATTTGATGAGAACCGTGTGAAAATCAAACACAAACTCTCATATGTTCGCCCGACTAACCGCGGGAAAATTTCCGAAGAAGACACCACCGAAACGCCGATGTATGTCAATCGCGGTGGTCGCCTGACTATTCTGCAGGAAGACCAGGGACAATTACTGACTCTTGCCGGTGAACCTGACGGAAAACTCCGCGCAGCAGGTCATTAATATCGTTCTTAATTAACCGATTATTTATCTCATCACTGAATATCTTTATATAGTGAGGACTTATTATGTCTCAGAACTTAGACGCAACCGCAATTAATCAAATCCATGCCCTTATTTCTGCTCAGGGTGTTAATGAAATTATCAGTAAGATTGGTGCCGATGCTGTGGCATTGCCTGAGAATTTCCGCATTCATGATCTGGAAAAATTTAATTTAAATCGCTTCCGTTTCCGTGGTGCGCTTTCCACTGCCAGCATCGATGACTTTACCCGTTATTCTAAAGATCTTGCAGATGAAGGCACCCGCTGCTTTATCGATGCCGATAATATGCGAGCCGTCAGTGTGCTTAACCTGGGTACTATTGATGAACCAGGTCACGCAGATAACACCGCCACACTCAAACTGAAAAAGACAGCACCGTTCTCTGCTCTGTTGTCTATTAACGGCGAGCGTAACTCCCAGAAGTCACTAGCAGAATGGATTGAAGACTGGGCAGACTATCTTGTGGGCTTTGATGCTAATGGTGACGCTATTCAGGCAACAAAAGCGGCTGCGGCTGTCCGTAAAATCACGATTGAAGCAAACCAGACCGCTGATTTTGAAGATAATGACTTCAGCGGCAAACGCTCCCTGATGGAGTCTGTCGAAGCGAAGACCAAAGACATTATGCCAGTGGCATTTGAATTTAAATGCGTTCCGTTTGAAGGTCTGAAAGAACGTCCGTTTAAATTACGCCTCAGTATTATCACTGGCGATCGTCCTGTACTGGTTCTGCGCATTATTCAGCTGGAGGCGGTGCAGGAAGAAATGGCTAACGAATTTCGTGATCTGCTTGTTGAGAAATTCAAGGACAGCAAAGTAGAAACCTTTATTGGTACTTTCACCGCCTGATTTCATTACTGCAAATGCCCCTGCGGGGGCATTTATGGAAACGTAATTTACTCAATAATCGCCGGATGGTGAGGGATTCTTTTTACCAGAATTCAGCGCGGTGCAGCGCATATACGTGGAGAACAAAATGTCATTTATTAAAACTTTTTCCGGGAAGCATTTTTATTATGACAGGATAAATAAAGACGACATCGATATTAACGATATCGCGGTTTCCCTTTCAAATATCTGTCGCTTTGCCGGTCATCTTTCGCACTTCTACAGCGTCGCCCAACATGCGGTTCTTTGCAGCCAGCTGGTGCCGCAGGAATTTGCTTTTGAAGCGTTAATGCATGATGCAACAGAAGCGTATTGCCAGGACATTCCCGCACCACTGAAACGCCTTCTTCCTGACTATAAACAAATGGAAGAAAAAATAGACGCCGTAATCCGTGAGAAATACGGGTTACCCCCAGTTATGAGTACGCCCGTGAAATATGCCGATCTCATCATGCTGGCAACCGAACGCCGCGATCTCGGGCTTGATGATGGCTCTTTCTGGCCTGTACTGGAAGGTATCCCGGCAACAGAGATGTTCAACGTGATTCCACTGGCACCGGGCCATGCCTACGGGATGTTTATGGAACGCTTTAACGAGTTATCGGAGTTACGCAAATGCGCATGAATGTTTTCGAAATGGAAGGGTTTCTTCGTGGGAGATGTGTACCGCGAGATCTGAAAGTAAATGAAACAGATGCTGAATACCTGGTGCGTAAATTCGATGCGCTTGAAGCTAAATGTGCAGCACAGGAAAACAAAGTAATACCAGTGTCAACTGAACTGCCACCAGCAAATGAAAGTGTTTTGTTATTCGATGCTAACGGAGAAGGCTGGCTAATTGGCTGGCGTTCTCTCTGGTACACCTGGGGACAAAAAGAAACCGGAGAATGGCAGTGGACATTTCAGGTCGGGGACCTTGAAAACGTCAATATCACTCACTGGGCAGTAATGCCAAAAGCACCGGAGGCTGGAGCATAATGACCACTTTTACCGACAAAGAACTGATTAAAGAAATTAAAGAGCGTATCAACAGCCTTGACGTGCGAGACGATATTGAGCGCCGTGCTTATGAAATCGCACTCCTATCTCTGGAAGTAGAACCAGATGAACGCGAAGCTTATGAATTATTCATGGAAAAGCGTTTCGGTGACTTAGTAGATCGTCGGAGAGCAAAAAACGGCGATAACGAATACATGGCATGGGATATGACTCTCGGTTGGATCGTCTGGCAGCAACGAGCTGGTATCCATTTTTCAACAATGTCACAGCAAGAGGTGAAATAATGGAGCCATACAGCCTCACACTCGATGAGGCCTGTCATTTTCTCAAGATATCCAGACCGACTGCCATTAACTGGATACGCACAGGGCGTCTTCAGGCAACACGCAAAGATCCCACTAAGAATAAATCTCCTTACCTCACAACACGACAAGCCTGCATTGCGGCTCTTCAGTCTCCGCTGCATACTGTCCAGGTGAGCGCGGGTGATGGCATAACAGAGGAAAGAAAATGTCACTCTTCCGCAGAGGTGAAATATGGTACGCCAGTTTCACATTGCCGAACGGTAAAAGATTTAAACAGTCTCTTGGAACAAAGGACAAAAGGCAGGCGACAGAACTCCATGACAAGCTAAAGGCTGAAGCATGGCGGGTCAGCAAACTTGGTGAAATACCTGATATAACGTTCGAGGAAGCGTGTGTCAGGTGGCTTGAAGAGAAAGCACATAAAAAATCACTGGACGATGACAAAAGCCGGATCGGATTCTGGCTTCAACATTTCGCAGGAATGCAACTAAGAGACATTACTGAATCAAAAATTTATTCAGCAATGCAGAAAATGACGAACCGGCGTCATGAGGAAAACTGGAGACTCAGGGCAGAAGCATGCAGAAAAAAAGGGAAACCTGTTCCAGAATACACGCCAAAACCAGCGTCCGTTGCAACGAAGGCTACGCATCTTTCATTTATAAAGGCCCTACTAAGAGCCGCAGAGCGTGAATGGAAAATGCTGGATAAGGCACCAATTATTAAAGTGCCTCAACCAAAGAATAAACGGATCCGCTGGCTGGAGCCCCATGAAGCACAAAGGCTGATTGATGAATGTCCGGAGCCATTAAAGTCTGTTGTTGAATTTGCACTGGCAACAGGTTTAAGACGCTCGAACATCATCAACCTTGAATGGCAACAAATAGATATGCAGCGCCGGGTGGCATGGATAAACCCGGAAGAGAGTAAATCAAACCGCGCAATTGGCGTTGCGCTGAATGATACTGCATGTCGCGTATTGAAAAAACAAATCGGGAATCATCACCGTTGGGTATTTGTGTACAAGGAAAGCTGTACCAAACCAGACGGAACGAAAGCGCCAACAGTAAGGAAGATGCGGTATGACGCAAACACAGCCTGGAAAGCGGCGCTGAGACGGGCTGATATTGATGATTTCAGATTTCACGACTTGAGACACACCTGGGCAAGTTGGCTGGTTCAAGCCGGAGTCCCGTTGTCAGTGTTACAGGAAATGGGAGGCTGGGAGTCTATCGAAATGGTTCGTCGATATGCTCACCTTGCACCTAATCACCTTACCGAACACGCACGGCAAATAGACTCGATCCTGAACCCATCGGTCCCAAATTTGTCCCAGTCAAAAAATAAGGAAGGTACTAATGATGTGTAACTTATTGATTTAAATGGTGCCGATAATAGGAGTCGAACCTACGACCTTCGCATTACGAATGCGCTGCTCTACCAACTGAGCTATATCGGCCCTGAAAGGACATGTTCACGAACGTGAATCACGGTGGACAAGGTTAAAACTAACCGGGCGATGCGTCAATGGCCTTGTGAATCAAATGGCTACTTTTGCATCACCCGGTTTTATTTACGCACGAATGGTGTAATCACCAATGCCGATCCACTTGTAAGTGGTCAGTGCTTCCAGCCCCATTGGGCCACGCGCGTGGAGTTTTTGTGTGCTTACCGCCACTTCCGCACCCAGACCAAACTGGCCGCCGTCGGTAAAACGCGTAGAGGCGTTAACGTAAACAGCGGACGAATCCACTTCGTTAACAAAACGCTGGGCGTTGCGCATATCGCGGGTCAGGATCGCATCGGAGTGTTGTGTGCCGTGTTCACGAATATGGGCGATGGCATCGTCAAGATCGCTGACGATTTTGACGTTCAAATCTAATGACAGAAACTCATCGTCATACTCTTCGGCTTTAACAGCAACCACCTTCGCAGGGCCTGCCTGCAACTGCGCCAGTGCAGCTGCATCTGCGTGTAATGTCACGCCGCTTTCCGCCATTTGTTTGCTTAATGCGGGCAGGAAGCTATCGGCGATGTTTTTATTCACCAGCAACGTTTCAACCGTATTACATGTGCTCGGACGCTGAGTTTTCGCGTTGACGATCACTTTTAATGCTTCAGCGATCTCTACACTTTCATCAACGTAAATATGGCATACGCCTATACCACCTGTGATCACCGGGATTGTCGACTGTTCACGGCACAGTTTATGCAAACCAGCGCCACCACGCGGGATCAGCATGTCGATGTATTTATCCATACGCAGCATTTCACTGACCAGCGCACGGTCAGGATTATCAATCGCCTGCACGGCACCCGCCGGTAAGCCGCAGGATTTCAGGGCGTCCTGAATCACCGCCACCGTTGCAGCGTTAGTGCGACACGTTTCTTTGCCACCGCGCAGGATCACCGCATTACCGGTTTTCAGGCACAGCGAAGCGACATCAACCGTCACGTTCGGGCGCGCTTCATAAATCACGCCAATAACCCCCAGCGGTACGCGACGACGCTCAAGACGCAGGCCGCTGTCCAGTACGCCGCCATCGATTACCTGCCCCACCGGATCGGCGAGGTTGCACACCTGACGTACATCGTCGGCAATGCCTTTCAGCCGTGCGGGCGTCAGTGCCAGACGGTCAAGCATCGCTTCGCTAAGGCCATTGGCTCGCGCGTCAGCAACATCCTGGGCGTTAGCGTTGAGGATGATTTCGCTTTGTGCTTCCAGTTCATCGGCGATTTTTTCCAGCACGCGATTTTTTTCGCGGCTGGAGAGTTGCGCTAATTTATACGAGGCTTGCTTCGCGGCAATGCCCATTTGTTCCAGCAT